TGACACTACCAAAAGCAAAATAATGCACACAAAAGCCTGTAATCCAGAAAGTACCTTTTCAGCTTTGCTCATATCCAATCAATCGTTGGTTTTCCGTTGTAACCATTCTCCCAAACAAACCATGCAAAAGCTAACATTCCACCGCCATGAGATTTCTTTCCTGAATCTGGGTTAGTAAATGTTATTCTTCTTGAAAAGACATAAACATTTTTAAGTGGAGTTAATTTAAACATTTTACCCCTAGCTACACCTTCTAAAAAATTAATTCTTGCAAACATAGCAACTTTTTTATTAGCTAATTGACAAGCATGATAAGCAAACTCACAACCTAGTTTGAATGGTGGATTTGTAATAATATTGTCTGTTTTTCTATTTGATTTAAGAAAGTCTATTCCTGTATCTCCATATCCTCTATCAATTAAATCAGAACTATAAACATTATAACCTTCTTTAATTAATAAATTAGATATAGCACCATCACCACAAGCACATTCCCATATCTCACCTTCAAACTTTTCTCTTTGTAATAATGGATATGTTCCTTCAGGTGGTGTTGGATAAAAGTCATCTTTTTGTCTTGTTTCAGGTTTTCCATTATCTCCAATCCAACTTTTGTTATTTTGCGATCTTGATAAAATTAAATCAGCTTTACCCATTATAACTTCTTACTTATTGCCAGACTCACAAATATGGCAACAATGTGTTTGAGTTCATCATTATTAAACATATTATATTCGTTCATACGTTGAATGTAGCTAAGTTCATCTTGGGTGTATCTTTGTTTTTTTTCTGAAATTTTTTGGCGAATGTTATCACAGTTCTTCTTCTCAAGTCTAGTGATTTCATGGATATTTAATTTAGTATCTTTAGGCTTCATACAATCTTATTTAATGGTTTTAACTCATCAAGGCTAAGTTGATAAACTGGTGGTCTTTGTTTACCAAAATTTGTCAATCTCTTTTCATCGCAAATAATATCTTTAGCCATGATAAAACCTAAGATAAAAAACTCAGGTGATTTGTCAGTTACGAAACAAAATAATTCACCAGGTTGAGCATTTTGCCTGATATATAAAAGCGGTGAATCATTTCTAAACAATTGTGATTTCACTTGTATTTGAGTTCCGTTTACAACAATATCAGCTCTATCAAAGTTGTTACAATGTATTTGCGGTGGGATTTTTAAATATTGTGCTACTGCAAATTCAGCACAAGCACCAGAGATAGATTTGGCAAATTGATAATAGACTGGTTCTTTATAGCCAAAACCCCAAGATTTTTTCATTCGTAAAGTTTCGGTAACTCTCATACAACCTACTTGAGCTGCAAGAGATATTTGATAATTAGTCAGGGTAATTATTTCAGACATCGTTTTATAAATCCTATCAGTTCTTTGTTTTTATCTAAGACATGAACGAACTGCGTTGCAATAAAATTAACAGTTGGTTCTTCCGATCTTATCTTTTTGTTCCCCTTATCTAAGATAGCATGAATAACCTCATGGATAAGCACATCGCATAGTAATTTTTTGTCTTTAATACCTTTGCTTATTTTGATGGTGTTTTTATTGGCATCATAAATACCAATATAATCCTCTCTTTTAGCTTCTTCAGGATCTACAGCAGACACCAAAATGGTGCTATTTCTTATCTTTATTTGCTTTGGCAATTTCATCGCTATCTGCGAATCATTTATAGTCAAATTCACTTTTTAATCAATGTAAATAAAAATGTAATAAAATGGTCTTGCATTGTTCATAGAACTATATTATCAAACGAATCAATGGATAACGATCTTAGAACTATAGATGATTGCTATACTAAATTTGGTTTAACCAATACTAGCAAATCAGAAAATTCTTTACCTGATGATGTCAGGTTTTTTCAACGTATTGTATTAACACCAAAAGAAAGAGCTAATCTACCAAGTAACGCAAGTTTTTTTATGGGTACGTTAATTCATGAAGCAGTTCAAAATATGTTGGTCAATAAAGTTAAATTAAATGAGATTACAAAAATATTAAATGAGAAAGTAAAAGAATATAATGTATCAGAGAAAGATAAAATAAAAGCAAATCTCATAGCTAAACAAGCACCGCAAATAATTCAAAATATTGTAGGTGAAGTATTAAAATTAGAAAGTAATTTAAATTTTAAGGCAGAAACAGAATACACAATTTGGGATGATAGAATTGGAACATACTTTAGATGCTTTTTAGATTTGGAAGGGTCTGAATATTTTTATGATTTTAAAAATTTATTTGGATCAATCAGAGAAACAAAAAAAGGTTGGTCAATATCTAAACGTAAAATTGATGATAAGATTTTCACAAAAGATATTATGTCTATGGCACTTTACAAAAAAGCAGTGCCACACTTAAAACCCTGTTTGATTTATGCAACCGAAGATGAAGTAACAGCTTTTCATGAAGACAATACACCTGAACTAAGACCTGACAATTTAATAAAATATTATGATGAATTAATAATGTACCAAAAAATATGGGAGAATAAATTACGTTATGCAGATGGAGATATTAAAAAATTAGCAGGAATTATTAAAACAGATTTTTCAGAAATAAGAAAAGATAGTTTTTGGTGGAAGGGTGTTGATGCTCAATACATAGAAAGATTAACTAAATTATATGTTTGATAAAGATTTTTGGATTTATTTTGGAAGTTGTATATTAATTTTTATTCTAGGAGTTTTCCATTTATGGCAAATAATGACAGCAATACAATAACAAGCAAAACAATAAGTGAATTACGATTACAAGTAAAACAGTTAAAACAATCTTATGAATTATTGAAACAGGATAACAAAACACTTATGAATGACAACACCAGGTTAAGAAAAGAAGTGGATCAATGGATGAAAAAAAGCCAAGAAAATTTAAGGTTAAGTTTTAAACATGAATAATAATTTAACATTCGTAGAAAAAAATATGATTCAAAAAATGTTGATTGATAGAAAAGAAGATAAATTAGATTCAGAGTTTGAAGCAAGAATAGATAAAATAATTGGATTATTCAAAGAAGGAAAAAGTAAAGATATAAGTTATCATCAAAGAATGATTATAATTTATGAAATAGAGTTGAAATTAGAAACAGAACTAGAAAAAATTTTGAAAAATAAATTTATCAAAATAAAAAACAAACTTGAATCAATATAGGAGGAGTGAATGAAAAAAGTCAAAAATAAAATAAAAAAAGTAATGAACGCTTTAAAAAAAGCATCAAAATCTCATGCAGGACAAGCAAAGACTTTGAAAAGTATATTAAAAAATAAAAGAAAGGGATAATATGAAAAAAACAATAGCAATACTCTTTGCTTTAATCTTAGTAGGCTGCACAACAGCAAATAAAGATTATACAGAGTACAAAATATCTTTTGGAAAAAAATGTTCAAAAGACAATACACAATATTCTTATGTTTGGTTTATTGATGTTGTGGGAGAACCAAGTGTTACAAAAGGAAATTGCAAATGATTACATTATCTGAAGCTATAAAAGAATTTGCAAAACAAACCTATGACACTGTAAAAGTTAAAGGTGGGAAAAATTATATCCAGGTCAAAGATAGATTAAATTTTGTCAGAGAAACTTTTGGTGAAAGAGTATCTATCAGAACAACGACTAAAGATTCAAATGGATTGGCAGAGTTTCATTGTGAAATGTGGCTTGATGATAAATTGATTGCTACAGGCAATTCAAAAGAAGTGTCTGTTGGTGAGAAATCTTATGAGAAACAAGAATCAGTGGCGGTAGGACGATGTTTAGCTTTTGCAGGGTTTGCAGGTACAGAACTTGCAAGTGCAGATGAAATGCAAAACTTTTATAACAATCAATCTAAACCCATTGCCAAACCTAATCCAAATGCCAAAGCTGTAGCAGATGAATTTTTGAAATATTTATCTGATGCCGCAAAGTATTCTAATAATATTGGCAGTTATGAAAACCAAAAACAAAAATTCATGCAAGAGTTTAAGATTATGGATTTAAAAGATTCTGACCCAAATACCTTTGAGTATGTCAAGCAGAAAGCACAACAATTAAACGAACAAGTTACAAAAAACATTAACGCAAATAAATAGGAGATATAATGGCTTTAAAAAAACCCATATACTTTAATGTGTTTAGGAATGAAACTCCTTCACAAAAATCACCTACTCATTCTTGGAATGGTTTTGAACTAAAAGAGGACATTACAATACCTGCTGGTAAATATGATTTATCCTTTTGGGGAAATGCTGTAAATCCTCAAACCGGCAAAGATAATCCTCACTTTAAGATTTCAAATCCTTATAAGAAGGATAAGGACTCTATTCCTTTTTAATATGGAATCAGACGATCCTAGACATTACAAGAAAAGCATCCAAACTTGGGATGCTATACTGAGTCAACTCTCTCCAGAGGAGGGGGTTGGCTACTTAAAAGGATCTATCTGTAAACATATATTTAGATTTGGGGGTAAGCATGGTAGCACCATTCGTAGTAAACTTTTGGATGCAAAAAAAGCTAAAAAATATTTAGAAAAACTTATAAAATTTTTAGAGAAAAAAAGTATAGATGAGAATAATTTTTTTAAACAAATTGATGAAGCTGAGAAAATGATTAAAGACAACAATATTACGAAATTATTTGAGAAAGACAAAGATGAATAAAATATATTTTAGTAAACGAAAATATGATGTGCTTAAATTTATTGCGAATTATTACAGGAGGAATGATTACACACCAACCTTTGCAGAGATTGCAAAAGGTATGGGTTTTACTAGAAGCAGAGCTAATGCCATCGTCAATGACCTAGTAATTATTGGTCTTTTAGATAAAGAAGAGGGTTCAAGTAGAAGAAAAATAAGATTAAATGATAAGCAATTATTACTTGTAAACAATTTGAGAATAAATATAACATATTCAACTGATGAGTTTAGGTAAAGTTAAAAAAGACTTTTACTATAGTGTAGAAGCAAGAATTACAGAATTTTTTAGCAACGTAGAAGATGCCGCTAAAAAAGAAAAGCCAAGTTCAGACTGCGATGTTAAGATACAAAGCATAAAGTTTAACAAGGCTAATATAAAACTAAACGAAAAGGCGGATGATGGATTGTCCAAAAAAACTCCAAAGTCTGAAGGAAAAGCAAAGTGAGTACATTCGTAAGCAATGGAAATACAAGAAGCTCTTCCACAAGTTCCAAGATAGGCAACACAAGATTGGAACTAAGATACAGGCTTTAGAGAATGTTCAAAGTTCTATAGCAAGTTAAAATATAGAACAACGGATTAACTTAGAAGTTGTAATAGACTTAAAGGATATTATTCGCTAAAAATAAAGGGAAGATAAACGATGACAGAATTAGAAATAAAAAAACAAATGGGTAAACGATTGAAAGATATTCGTTTGATTAGAAGATTGTCACAAGAACAAGTTGGAGCAATTTGTGGAGTAACCTTTCAACAAGTACAAAAATATGAAAAGGGGAGAAATGGAATTAGTTCGTATAGGTTATTACAATTATGCAAAGGTCTAAATGTTTCTGAATCTTATTTTTTAAAAGGATTAAATCCAGAATTACAGAATTTTGGGAGTTCTACTAATGTCTCACAAAATCAGGAGTGTACTCTT